AGAGAAGAGATAGTAAGATGTATGGACTTCTCTGACTTCGAAATAAAGTTCTTGTTAATATTTCTTTACAGAACTGGTGCTCGAATACAAGAAGCTCTTGATATGAATTTTGCTAGATTAGATCCAAATGGTCGTTCTATGATTGACCTGGATAATAATGAATTAAATATATTTGAAAATAAAACTCAATCTTGGAGGAACATACCTATACAAAGAAATGATAATGAACCAGAATTATCTTTATGGCATTGGTTACAAAAGATTAATGATAGGGAAGGATATTTATTTTCTTGGAGGTTTGTAGGCCATAAAAAAAATACTAATAATGGTTTAATACCAAGATGGAGAGAAATGTTAAGTTTTGCTAATGTCGATCAAAATAAAAAAAGACATTCTTTGAGACATACTTTCGCTTCAGAACTATCTAATAAAGGTGCATCGACAAATGATATTATGACAGTTGGTGGGTGGAAGTCTGAGACTATGGTTTATAACTATGCAAAGGTAGATAAGAAAAGAAAACAGAATCTTATTAATAGTTTGTAAATTGATAGACATTTTATGGACATATAAAGAATTGACAAAAAAAAACCTTATAAATCAATGTAAATTAGGTGTTGACCTATCATTGGTAATAATGTACTCCTTAACCATAATGAACAAAAATCGACAAAAACTTGTTCTTTTGGGTAATGCCAAACCAAAGTGTGCATTTAGTTTCAATAATTTATGGACAATAAGTGGACATTTTGGGATGGCCTTTTTAAGGAGAAAATAATGGATTATACTAAAAAAATAACTGTAATGCGTGAAGGTCAAAAGTTTTTAAGAAACTTGAATGCTAATGGTAAGGCATTTCATTTAGACGATGATGTAGAAGAATGTTTCAAGATTGGTAAAGATGGTGACCTTACTTTAAAGGAGGCAAATTTACTGACTGAAAGACAACAAGAATTACATAGTATTGATTGGGGAATGTTTGGCGATTGTCATGGGTTTCATTGTCATATTCATAATGATGGATTAGATACTGAAGGTAATTTTTATTTTGAAAATGAATTTTTAGATCAATATACAATACAAGATGTAAAAGATGTCTTTAATGCAGCATCTAAAAATTTTAATCATGAAAAATATTTAGGATGCAATAAAGAAACAGGTGCATTAACTTTTGGTCATATAGACGATGTGCAAGAATTTCATTCAGGTGGTGGTTTTTATCATTTATTTATTCTTTTACAATCTGGTCATGTAATTTCACATAGTAAAGCTGACAAATTTTTAGAAATTTCTAAAAAGAAATGGGAATCAATCATAAAGTATTATGAGTCAGATAGTGAAAACGAAGAAGATGGTTTTGGGTATGAACCTAACAATGATGACCATGAAAATAGGTGTTTAGATTTTTCATTAAATAATAAGGAAGTAAAATGACTAAAATATATTTTCATATCAAACTTGTGGATGGTTCTACAAAAATACTAGATCAAGAGACTTATAATAATATTAAGAAAGATGGTGTCTTGGTATTTACCCATATTAAACAATGGGTAGTAAGGGAGGCTGCGTAATGTTTACTTGTGTTATTGAAGATAGTCCTGAGTTTAACAAAAAACTAATAAGAACTTACAAACCTAGAAAAAGACTGAACATCTGGATTTTTAGACGATTTAGTCCATTATTTTTTCCATTTATATAGCTTTACAGGGGGTGTTTAACGACACCCCTTTATGATTTATCCACTAAAATAGTTTTCTTTACCCATGTTTTTGGGATTACTTGGACTCTTCCACAATCAGAGTCACCCTCTCTACCGAGATCAGCACAGATAGTTATATAATCTTTTTCTTCTTTAAGGACAAATCCAAGACTATAGACAGTTGGTGGTTTTGTTTTTAGTGCTTCTTCTAATTCAATCCAACCACTTGCACATTCATAAGCATCGATCCATTCTATAAGAACTATATCTCTATCTTTTTGCGAAGGTTTTGACATTGGTTGGTTTACCACCTACACCTTGTGTTTTTGATCGTTTTCTTTTAACAGCAGATTTAATTTGTGATTTAGTCATGCTCATTGCTTTAGACTTAGGAACACACTTAGGGTACTTTCTCTTACTACCCTTTGCAGATTTTCTACCACACTTGGCATATCCACCACCTTTTTTTGGTGAACCTATATCTACCCAATCCTCTTTAAACCAACGAGATAATCCACCACTAGCTCTACTCATGCCTTTTTGGTTCTATAACCCCCACCTTTTTTTTTGTATTCTCTAACTAACCAGGCATTTGCATAAGCAGATGGATAAACATCAAACTTGCGTTTTGCTGCTGATTTTACTCTTGCATATAGAGCTTTGTTAGTGGGTACATTTTTAGTTGCCATGATTATCCTTTATGTTTTGTTTGAAGTGTAAACTTAGCCATCTTTACTGCACCCTTATGAGGTTTGTAATCACCCTTCATAAGTTTGTATGAAGAACCAGACTTCATCCAATGGAAACCTCTTGGTGCTTTTATTGATTTAGATGCCATTATTTCTTCTTCTTTCTTTTCTTTAATTTTTTAAAATCAGCAGCTTCTATTTTCTTTTTATTACCAGCTACTGCTGCCAACTTCTTTTGTTTTGGTGAGTATTTTGAAAAGGGCATTAGTACCTCTTAGATTTTTTTGCTTTAGTTTTTTTAGTTTTCTTTTTAGTCTTAGTTACTTTCATCTTCTTACCATATCCATATCCCATTTTAGTTTCCTTTCTTTACCATTTAACTTTGTTTGCCCAATATGCTGCTGACATCTTTCCTTTAGCGATGTTCTTTGCATGACGAGCTTTAAATGACTTTGCTCTTGCAGTCATCTTTCTATCACCGGTCTTACCTTGCTGACCAAAGCGAATTGTTTTTACTCTTTCACCTTCTTTTGCAACAACGACATGAGATTTTGTTTTATGACCTGGAGTTCTTTTAGGTTTGTTAAAACCAGCTACACCAGCTCTTTTAAGCCTCGGATCTTTGCTCATTTGCTATTCCTTGTGAGTCTAATTTTACTTGTTCTTGTTTTTCTAGTTGATCTACGAAGGATTGATCTTGTGATGAGGCATGATCTACTTTTGCTTTTTGAAAAGCTAAAACATCATCAACAGTAATGTTGCGTTTTTCTTCTCTTAATATTGCATTCTTTTCTGCCCAATTATCAAGTCGTTCATTAAGAAATTTAATGTGTAAATCTTTCTCTTCGTTATCTTTTTTAAGTTCTCTGTTTTCTTTCTTAGCTTTGCGTAACAGAGTCTCTACTTCTTTAATGGTGCTCATTTTTTACCTAACACTTTTCCCATTCCTCTTAGACCAAATGAACTTGCTATTGCCCCATACATGGCAAATTGAAACCACTGTGGAGTTCGTGAGAGAGCATCAAAGCCTCTCTCTGTATAAGGTTGTAATGGTGGAATGAAACACATACCTATGATAATAATAAACAAGATAGTCCACGCTTCGTCTTTCCAAGAGTCTTTAGAACCTTTGATAGCTTCTAAGTCGTACTCTATCTCACCTTTAATCTGTTTATTTAGTAACTCTGTCTTTGCTTTAATTTCAGTGACTTTTTGTTCTGCCTTTGCTTTCTTTGTATCTACGACACCTTTAACAACTTCACCAGCTACACCCATTAAAGGTTTTAATAACATAGTCCACATATTAGGCCTCCTCTATTAGTTTAACCATTGGCGCATATCTTGAGGTGAGAGTTCTATAAAGACGACTATCTTTAAGTTGATTTGCCATTTCAACAAAGTCACCATCTTGCATAGCTTGGCGCATATTGACAAATTGGAACAATTTAGGCTCACCAATATTGTAGGCTATCTCTATAACACAATCTTTAATAACTTCTGGAACTTCACATTTACCAATGTATCTTTCTGCTGCATGAAGATAGACAAGAAAGTCTTTTTCAAACTGTTGTTCTAATACTTCTTTTGAATATTCAACTTCTGGTTCATAAGGATCACCATCTACACACTTATGGCCATATCCGATAGTCATAAAATCTTCTTTGATGGTTTCACCATTAGCTCCTCGGTACTCTAGGAAGTACCCAGTTTTAGAGAACCCTTCCGAAGTCTTGATTTTATCTTTTACTTCTTCGTACATTCTATCTCCTTTAATCGTTCATAAGTTATTTCTGTAATGTCTTTTAATAAAATAGGAATGTTACCAATATCTATTTCTGTTGGTTTGCCAGGTTCTATGTCTTTATATTCATCTTTTGTAAGGCTGATATAAAGTTTACCAGATTGATAGATTATTCTCATATTTGTTTATTCCACCTATTTCCTCTTTTAAGTATCATTGGTATAAGCTGTGGAACGCCATTAATAATTATTCCACATCCTAGAACTGGTCGTCTAATGTTTACTTTAGAATAAGCAAAAGCTAATGAGTCCTTGTCTATTAAACATCCTACATTCATGCCCCACCTTAAATGTTCAGGACTTGACCAATAACCTATACGAAACTCTGTATGATAATGGCCCTGGACAAAATTCATGCCTATTGACATAGAAGATTTGACTGGATCTTTACTCATGTTATGGCAAAAATAATATTCACCATAATTATCTTTAATAATTAGTTTATCGTGCCAACGCCATTTATGTTTATCGACACCTAATATATCTGGATAGTCCTTCACTACTAAGGAAGGAAAGCCATGATGCTTTCTTTTCCTATAAACCATAGAACCATGATTGCTATGAAGTAAATCCATTTTAGGAAATAACTTCTCAATCATTTTGATCTTGTATAAACCGAGCTCTAATTCTTTAGAGGCACTTGGTAAATCAGGATCAGAATCATGAAAGGATAAAGCATGGTAATCTAGTTCATCACCAATATTGACAATTCTATCTGGTTTAAATTTCTTTTTGACAGCTTCTAAAAAAGCAAAACTATCTGTATGACTGTATGGTTCGTGAAGGTCTGAGATTATTAAAATCTTAGACATCTTCCTCCTTTATGTATTGGTCGTAAATTTTGAAGTGCAAAAAGTAGTTATGTAAGTATGGGGTATTTCCATAAATTGTTGAGCTAAAACAACTGATGCTTGTCTGCACTCCTCTTTTGTATCGTAGGTTGTGTCATAAATGATATTTTGGACACAAGTATTCTCTAATGAAACTAAAGGATCTTGGACACATAGCCAAAAAATAATAAACATCTTCATTTTCCGTTAAGGTATTTCTCTATCCATATAATTTTTTCTTTAATAACAGCTATATCTTGCTGCATTGCAGATATGGTATCTGCTTTCCTTTCTACAGCTTCTAATCTTTCTGACCACATTCCCCAAGTCATTGCTAAAGAAACAATGATAACTAAGTATGGTAATATTGCTTTAATATCTATTTTCATGACTTTCTTAGACTTCTAATAAATTCTCTTCCTTGGATAGTTTCAATATCAGCTTCTACTTTTGCACACGATATTTGAACACCATCAGACATATTTCTTTTCATTATTCTTTTTTTTTCTAAGCAATCATTGATACCTTTCGTAATAGTATGCTCTATCATTTGCCCATTACTGAATAATAATAATGCGATTATAATTTTAGTGACCATTCTGTCGTACCTTGTCCTTTAATGATTCTATGTCCTCTAATGCCTTATCCATATCTGCTTGAAGTCTTTTAATATTGACTTTGTTGTGAGACATATTTTCTAAATCCTCACTCATGCTTTCTACTTGTCCAGCTATAAATTCCAACAACATAAATTGTTCTTGATCGATAGGGGTTTGATCTGCGTTTTTTACAAGATCAGCTTCAAATAAAGTTGCTCGTGTTTCTAAGTTATTTATTCGTTCTTGGATTTTGAAGAAAGCCATTGT